CCTTGTTCCTTCAGCCTTTTTTTTAAGTGCTTTTTTTACGCTTTCGCTTAGTGGTTTTCTTCTTTTTCTTTGTGGTGACATTTTGAGCAACCCTTGATTTTTGTACAGCTTTTATATCAATAAACTCTCCTTTCCTGTAGGCTTCGGCAGTCCTTTTTATTTCAGCCGCTTTTGCAGCCCTGCTTTTAGAACCAGACAAGTATTTTTTAGCAATACCTGTCTTTTTGTCCTTAGGAACTCGCCTTAGTTTCTTCCTTTTCACTTGTTACCTTTTTAGATTTTTTAGGAGCAGCTTTTGGTTCTTTTTTTGGTTCATCATAGGATTGAACTTTGAATGTATATCCCATTACTTTTTGCCTCCCTTCTTTTTCTTCTTTGACTTTGGTTTCATAGTAGAACCATACCCAACACCTTTAGGCATAACAATAAAAGTAGCTGACTTTATATTACTTCCTTTTACGTTTTTTAGCACTTGATAA